ATGTTCGCAGATCAAGTGTTTATGCCGATGGTCAAATTCGCTGTGACGCTTATGTTCGTTGCCATAGTGCTAGACTACGGCTCCCAGATGATTGAAGCGATTGACACCTTAACCAATTAAGATGATTGCCGCAGCCATAGTTTTTAGCGTCACCATTATTTTAACCCTATATCAAAAACGAAAATGAAAACACAACAAGCTACCATCGTATCCGTAACACTTACTGCCGAAGAATTTAAACAACTTCAAGAGCGGGGGAGCGTCAAAGTAAACAGTGACAATGATGAACAAAAGTTTGAACTACCCCAAGGCCCGTGTTTTTTGAATGGGCAATGGGTTTGCTAGTGTAATTCTTAAAGATGGAAAACGAAACGGAAAACCGAGTGCCCGAGTTTGCTATTTTTCAAAACAGCAGGACAAGGGTTGCCGCGATTTGGACGAAACACCAAGGGCGATGGCAAGAGTGTCAGTCAGAGGAGTATGACGCCATCAATTTATTCGTTAGCTTACTGCGTGAGTCCAACAACCCACACGCAACGCTCGAGGAGATCGTCAAAATTATGAAAAAGGACCGCTAGCGCCCAATTTTGCTAATAGGATCCGACCACCCCCCCCTTTTAAAGAAACTTGCTAACAAGTTATTCGCATAATCAGGGCTGGGGGGTGAAAATTTATCTGCCCGGTAAAAAAACCCCTAGGTGAATATTTATTAATAATTATTTAAAATTATTCGTGCGGTATTTAATTGATTTTGCGCTTTTCTTTGCTATTATATAGAGCCGTGAAAGGAATTGTATTAACAGGTGGAGCAAGCTCAAGACTGTATCCAACAGCATTGGTAAATAACAAAGGACTATTGCCTGTATATGATAAACCTATGATATACTATCCTCTTTGTACATTAATTGAAAATGGTATTAAAGATATTTGTTTAATTTCTTCTCCTGATCAAATCAACAGTTATAGGAAGCTATTAGGCAATGGAAGTAGATTGGGTATTAAAATTTGTTATAAAGTTCAAAAAAGGCCCGAAGGGATAGCGCAAGCTTTTTTAATTGCTAAAACTTTTATTAAGAATGATAAAGTCGCGCTAATACTTGGTGATAATATTTTCTATGGAAGCCGCGTGTTTGGTCAGGCCTTTCGAGGCTTCAGAACGGGGGGTACCATATTTGGGTATGAAGTAAAAGACCCCACAAGATATGGGGTAGTCAATTTCGAAGAGGGAAAACTCGCAAGCGTTGTCGAAAAACCAGAAGAGCCAAGCAGCAACTATGCAGTTCCGGGGCTATACTTGTTTGATAAAGATGTTGTTGAAATTACTAAAAAGTACGTAAACCCATCTGAAAGAGGAGAGTTAGAAATAGCTTCTGTAATTAATCAATATATTGCAAGAAAATCAGTAAAACTAGTAAAAATTAATAGAGGCTGTGCGTGGCTTGACGCAGGGACTCCTACTTCCTTGCATGAATCATCACAGTACATTAAGGTTATAGAAGAAAGACAAGGGATTAAAATAGGTTGTATTGAAGAAGCTGCTTTTAAAAGAAAATTCATAAAAAAGATACAACTAAAAGATCTAGCGGCCAAAATGCCAAACAGTGATTATAAAGAGTATTTAGAAAGATTGTTATGATATTAGTATTAGGACAGACAGGGTACATAGGAACTCAATTCATAAATGAGTTAAAATATAGAAATTTATCATATAGGGGTATATCGCGGGTAAATATAGATTATACTAATTATTTTGCGCTTTCTTCTCTGCTTACCACAGACGTTGCTAGAAACAATTTTGAATTAGTTATCAACTGCTCAGGGTATATAGGCAGACCCAACGTTGATGCGTGTGAGGATCATAAGGCAGAAACGATAGAGGGAAATGTTGTATTACCAAAAATGATATCGGATGTCTGTTCAGACGTAGGCATTCCACTTATACACATATCTTCTGGATGTATTTATAATGGATATGATAAAACGTATACCGAGGAAGACCCCCCCGATTTTTGTTTTAAAACTAATAATGGTTCTTTTTATTCTGGATGTAAGGCGTTAGCCGAAGATTTAATTAATAAGGATAATTCTTATATTTGTAGATTAAGGATTCCCTTTGATGAGTTCGATAACCCACGGAACTACGTAAGCAAATTAAAAAATTATAGTAAATTGTTAAATGCTAAAAATTCAATCTCTCATAGGGGTGATTTTGTTAGAGCTTGTTTGGATTTATTTGAGAATGATTGTCCTAAAGGTATTTATAATATAGTTAATTCTGGATACGCGACAACCGAACAGGTTGCGCGACTCATGACTAAATATAATATTAAAGATAATTTTAGCTTTTTTGAAAGCGAAGAAGAATTTTATAGACTTGGAGCGAAAGCTCCAAGATCTAATTGTTTGCTCGATAACTCAAAATTGCTTTCTATGGGGGTTAAAATAAGAAGCGTTAGCGAGGCGCTGGAAGATTCCCTACAAAAATGGACATAATATGTGTGGAATATATTGTTCAAATTTATCTGCTTTAGAAAAAGGCTACGGAGAGCATTTGCTTAATTTACGTGGCCCAGATAATCTTTCCGAAGTTCAGGTTGAAGATTTTTTCATATCCCACTCTTTGCTAAGTATTACTGGCGACACAACCTCTCAACCTTTTATAAAAAATAATATTGCATGTTTATATAATGGAGAAATTTACAACCATGAAGAATACGGAAATTATGACAGCGATGGTGAAGCCTTAATTGATGCCTACTTACGGGACGGTATTTTCTTTCCCCAAAATCTTGACGGAGAATTTGCTATAGCGCTAATTGATTTTCTAAATAATTTATTAATCATTTCCACCGACACTTTTAGCACGAAGCCTATATATTATTCTCTAGAAGACAAAATGTTCGGGTGCAGTTCTTACAAATCTCCATTGGAGGAAGCCGGACACAAGAACATAAAAAAATTGCCACCGAATACCATCAGGGTTATTAACATGTCTGATTTTACATCGTCAGACCATATCGTTACTAATTTTAACTTAGACCAAAAAAACAACTCCTTTGATGGGTGGGTTCGCGCGTTCGAAAAATCTATCGAAAAAAGAACTCGAAATTGTAGAAAAAAAATCTTTATCGGTCTAAGTAGCGGTCATGATAGCGGGGCTATATATAACGAGCTTATAAATCAAGAAACCCCATTTAAGGCTTATTCTGTCAAGGGGAGTGAGAATGACCATATAATAGATCAAAGAAAAAAAATAATTGAATTTGAATCTGACTGTTACCATAAAACCCTATTTAAAAGTGAAGGCGCTTATAGGAAGGCTCACGATTATATAGTGGAGAACACCGAGCCATATAATTATGTTATAAAGTCTGACTATGGGGACTATAGTGAAAATTGTAAATTAGTAGACGATAGTGGGTCTAACTGGCTCTCTTGGGTATTCGAACACGCTCGACTAGACGGGGGAAAGGTTTGTCTCTCTGGAATGGGCGCGGATGAAATAATTTCTGATTATGGGTTTGGAGGAAATAGATATTTTTTGCATAGTAATTTCGGCGGAAACTTTCCCGATAACTTGAAAGATATATTTCCTTGGGGATGTTTCTTTGGCAGTAGCATGGAATCTTACATGGTAAAAGAAGAATACGTTGGTGGCGCTTACGGAATAGAAACAAGATATCCGTTTTTAGATAAAAATTTGGTTCAAGAATTTTTAAATTTAGAAAAAGACTTAAAAAACAGTAACTATAAATCTGTCTTACATGAATATTTGACTAGAGAAAATGTGCCTTTTGTGCCTCATACGAAAATGGGATTTTAAAATGAAGCTTACTATTTATCTAACCGCCAACGAAGAGTATATTGATTTTGTAAAAGTGTTTCTTTATTCTGTTAAAAAAAACTTTCCTCAAGAAAAATTAAAAAAAATAATTATAAATGATTTGGGATTTTCTTTCGAACAAAGGATTGGCCTCAAAAAGTTTCACCCACTGGTAGAATTTATTTCGACCACCAAAACTAAAGTTAATGCGGACGAAGTGTGGGGAGAGGGATGGAGACTTGCTATATCTAATAAAACAGAGGGCTTATTTTCCGTATGTAATGAAGATAATTACCCCATATTAATGATTGACGTTGATACTTTTGTCTTAAGGGATTTTTCTGACGAAATATTTTACGGATGCGATGTTCAGGTATGCCAACAAAAACCCGTTAAAACAGCTTATGGTCAAACCATAGATTATATAGGGTGCTGGTTTGTAGCTCACAACGACAAGGCGAAAGAATTCATTTACAGATGGATGCACAAGATAAGCGCAAGTCAGTGGGCGCATAGAGAAACCCCGGGCCTATGCAGCTTAATGGATCAACTGAAGAACTCACAGAACACCCATTTTACCATAAAAGAAAATCACGAAAATGATATTTGTGCTTTAGATTATAATCCGGCAGGAAAAGAATGGGGCAAGCCAAAAATATTACACTTTAGAAGCAACCCCCAATGCGTAAATATTTCCAAGGAGGCTAACGGGCCCACGGGTCTTAAGGAGCCGTTTGCTAATACTAACGTCGGCGTTTCTGTTAATGACAAATTTTACCTAGACAGAATAAACGGAACAAAAAATCTACCAAATGAAATAAGGCGATTATACTATGAGGCCGATAAAGAAAATTTAATTTTACCCATAAAATGAAATTAGCAGTTCTGACAAGCCTCTTTGGAAGCCGAAACGATCTTCGCTCATTAAGCGTTTGGGAAAGGAGATATGACGTTGATTATTACGCCTTCTTAGATAGAGAGCATAAAGAAACCTTGGGGTGGAACCAAATAACGTCCCCCAGTTTCACAACTTACGCCGAATGGTCCAACAGAAGAAATGCAAAAATATACAAAATATTACCAAATTTATTTTTACCGAATTATGACGCTTATGTTTGGGTAGACGCTTGTCAAACGGTTATTAGAGACCCTCATGCGATTTGCGAAGAGGTTCTAAAAGATAATGATATAGCTGTATTTAAACATTCTGATAGATGCTGCGTATATGATGAAGCTCAAATAGTGAGCAGATTAAAAGCGGACTCCGCCGAAACAATAAGCAAACAAGTAGAATACCTAGAGTCAAAAAATTTTCCAAAAAATAACGGCTTATATGAATTAGCCTGCTTCGTGAGAAAAAATAATGAAATCACAAACCAAATGGGATTAATGTGGTGGGAAATGATATGCCGGTTCTCTTCTAGGGATCAGATTTCTTTTCCGTATATTTTGTGGGAATTGAAAGATAAAATAAAAATTTCTATTTTGCCCGGGCTTGTTAATCATTCTAGAGCAAATGATTTTTTTCAATATAACAAAACTCATAGCTCGTTAATTGACGACTGGCGCAACAAGACTTCTTAAAGTGCATATTATAAACTTTGACAAAGAATACTTAGAGTGGGCTAGAATATTAGTTATGTCTAATTTGTTGGTTAATCAAGATGAAAAAATGTATCTCTCCACCGTTAACTTAACGGATGAAGATATAGATGGTCTTTATGCCATTGGTGAAAATTTAATTATAGAAAACGAACTAGTTAGCCCCAAGGACGTTCCCTTGGTGGCGGAACGCATAACGGAGCATAACAAAACGGATAGATATGGTCCGCTAGATAATCGTATGCCAGAATTTATGGCTTGTAGAATTTCAAAGGTTTTTCAAAGAGCGTTCGAGAAATTTTCGAACGAAGATTTGTTTGTGTTAACTGGGGCGGATACATTTATTAACAGAAGGTTCCCCTTTAAAGAATTTGTTGATTCGCATGACGCCGCCCTTTTAACCGGGAATACTGGATCACCCCCTAGCAATCTCGCTACGGGAGTCATGTGTCTAAAGAATGTTTCACCGTGCAAAGAATTAGTTGATTTGTGGGTGAGCTATTCAGAAAACGAACAAGTCATCCGGAGCTACCGAAAGGGTTATTGGTTTTGGGACCAAGTAACCCTGAACTGCGCTGCAGAAGATATGGTTTATAAAGAAAAAATAAGAATCAAAGAACTTCCCCACTCAAGGCTTATTAATACAAACCAAGACAAAGAAGCCTATATGTGGTCTGTTCACAAATTAAATAAAGAAGGAAGAAATAAAACCTTTGACTTATGGGTGGAAGAACTAGAGAAAAGACGCTATCTTTGATAAAATAAAATTATGCAAAACAAGTTAATGAAAAAGGGGGGAATTGAAATTCATTCTTCCAGCATTGTAGAATCTACCGACATAGGAGACGGAACGACGATTTGGGCATACTCTCACGTATCAGCGGGCGCTTCCATAGGTAAAAACTGCATGATAGGAGAAGGTGTCCATATAGGGAAAAATGTAAAAATTGGAGATAATTGTAAAATACAAAACCATTCTTTACTTTATGAAGGTGTGATTTTAGAAGACGATGTGTTTATTGGGCCAAGCGTAATTACTACGAACGATTTATACCCTAGGGCGTTTGGCGAATGGACCGAGCGCTTCGCTAAAACATTAATCAAAAGAGGAGCGGGTGTCGGGGCGAATAGCACAATAGTTTGCGGAACTACTTTGGGTGAATTTTGCATGGTAGGTGCGGGCTCTGTTGTGGTGGATGATGTTATGAATCAATCCTTGGTAAAGGGTAGCCCCGCAAGACATACAAGATTTATGTCTGACATAAAGGATAGTCCTTTCCACGGAAGCTACAGATCTGACGACCCAAACGACTCTAAAGGAAAAAGTACAATTTGCACCGCTGACCCCAACCCTATGAACAAAGATACAAAAATGTTTTTGTAAACCCTACCTGCTCAGAAGAAAATGTCAAAATTTAATCCAGTAGTTTTAATTACTCAGCCTAGAGAAATCACCGAAGTGATAAACTCTATGAAAAAATATATAAAATACCCCAAGGTATGGTTCAAGGGATATACTGAGCCCGAAGTTACTAAAGAAATAAATAGATACGTAAGAAATACTAATTATAGTCATTATATTATATGCGCGGATGACGTTATTGTTAACGAGCAGGTTTTTGAAGAAATGGATAAATATGTTAATATATTTTCTCCCCACCATGAAACATCACGAGATATAGTTACTGGGTGGTGCAACTTAGATATTGATCATATAGACGGCAGCTTAAAGCGCGACAGCAACATAGCAGAAAAAGAGATAACCTTGGAAAATGGGATTTGGCCGTTAACGAGTGATTACGAATTTTCTTCAATACAGAACATTTTGTCTAGAAAGGGTTTGATTCAAACATACCTATCTTCTTTTGCTCTGTCTTGCGTGCCTAGAGAAACTTTAATTGGATACCCGCTCACTACTTACAAAACTCCCGGTTTTCTGTTTGAGAGAACGCCTCGCGCTCAACCCCGTGGATGCTGCTCTGATCACGAATTTTCTCGAAGGATCACCGAAGACGGAATAAAAATTTGGACTACGCCAAAAATGTTTATAAAACACCTGAGAGAAGAGCGTGACCCCTTCCTTAAGAAAAATTGGATCGTAGGAAAAGTTGAACCAACTATAACCGAGGAGTTGTGATAGTCGGGGGTACAAGGATTTAACAAGTTTTCCCGTCTTTAAAAAGTGCAAATTATTATGAACTTATTAGTTACAGGTGGATGTGGGTTTATCGGTTCTAACTTTATAGGACACGTTATAGAAAAAAAGCGAGTACAAAAACTTGTCAATGTCGACTGCCTTTCTTACGCCGCTTCACTCGGCAACGTTAGGTCTTTCGGAAAAAACCCCAAGTATCTTTTTGAAGAATATGATTTATCAGACTATGGAAAAGTGTACGATACCTTTTACAAGCACGACATAACACACGTAGTCCACCTAGCTGCAGAAACACACGTAGATAACTCTATATTAGACGCTGACGCGTTTTTATCGTCAAATGTACTCGGGACACACAGCTTACTTAAAGCGGCCTTAAAATTCAAAACAAAGCGATTTCACCATGTATCAACAGATGAGGTATATGGCCACCTGAACGTAGGAGGCGATAAGTTTTCGGAGGATACCCCATACGACCCAAGAAACCCATACTCCGCGTCAAAGGCTGCTTCAGATTTTTTGGTAAGATCTTATTTTCATACGCACAGCTTACCTGTAACGATTTCAAACTGCAGCAACAATTACGGCCCAAACCAACACAAAGAAAAATTTATACCGACCGTTATTAATTCGTTACTAAACGAGGCAAGAATACCCGTGTACGGCAAGGGAGATAACATTAGGGACTGGATTTACGTAGAGGATCACTGTAGCGCTATATGGAAAATTTTGACAAAAGGAAAGCTGGGAGAAACATATCTAGTAGGCTCAAATTGTGAAAAAACAAATTTAGAAATAATTCACGAAATTTGTAAAATATTAAATAGGAGTCCTGATGATTACGTAAAGTTCGTAGAAGATCGCTTAGGGCATGATTTTAGATACGCCATTAATAATTGTAAAATATCTCAAGAATTAAAATGGAAACCTAAGGTCAAATTAAAACATGGAATTAAAAAGACAATAGATCATTATGCACGAATCATTGATAGATGATGTAAGGCTGCACGTTGACGAAATCTCCCCGAACGAAGATAAGACTCTTGTTAGGGGGTGGTGTGCGTCAGATTCGGCTAATGAAATAGAGTCCGTAAGATTAATTGCTGGCAAAAAGTTTTCTTTTTCTGGGGATGTTTCGCAAGAGAGAAAAGACGTCTACGAGTATTATGGAAACAATGATAAGTATCTAAATTCCGGTTTCTCTATAAATGTCACTAAGAAGCTAAAGGACAAAGAAGATATATTTTTACAAGTTTTACACAAAAAAGAATGGAAAAATGCCCAGAAACTTGAGGGGACAAACATCTATAAAATTTACGAACCAGAATCAATAAATTTTAAAATTAATAGCGAGCTTGACATAAACGCAATTGTCGTAGACAACTTCTACGAGAATCCAGAGGAAGTAAGAGAATTTGCATTACAGAGCGGTTCATTTAATTCCCACTTAGAATATCACAAAGGCCAGAGAACAGAGGAGGTCTGGAGACCAGAGGAAGTCAAACAGTCTCTAGAAAAACTTTTGCTAAGAAAAATTACAAACTGGGACAAACATGGAGCTAACGGCGTTTTTCAATTCTGTACATCAGAAGACCCTATCGTTTACCATGTAGACGCCCAATCCTACGCGGCGGTTGTGTATTTAACTCCTGACGCCCCGCCAGAGTGCGGCACCACTTTTTACAGGAGCAAGGTAAATGGCTTAAGAGAAGCGCCAACGAAGGAAATCGCTAAAGAATTAAACAAAACAGAAGAGCATTTAAACGCTGAAATTTTTAGCGCTGGGTTCTATGACAAAACTAAATTCGAGACGGTAGATGTTATCGGGAATGTCTTCAATAGGCTTGTCGTCTGGGACGCGAGATTAATCCATGCTGCCTCAGAATACTTTGGATCAGACATGCAAGACTCTAGGCTTTTCCACATGTTTTTCTTCGATACGGAGGAATAATGAAACTAGCAATCCTTCAGCCTAATTTTTTCCCGTATAGATCTTATTATGATTTAGTGAAAAAGGTTGATAAGGTTGTCTTCCTTGATGATGTATATTACAATAACAAAAGCTGGGTGAACAAAACCCTGCTAAAAGTAAGATCAAAGGATTTTTACTTTAGGATACCGATAAACAACTACAAACAGCTAAATATAAAAGACGTCAAAATTAAAAATGAAAAATGGAAAAAGAACTTTTTAAAAATGATTAACCTTGAGTATAAATATTGCCCCAACTTTTCACTAGTGTTTCCTGTTATCGAAGAAGCAATAAGTTTGCCGACAGACAGTATTGCTCACCTTTCTGCTTACAGCGTTTTTAAAATATCTAGTCTTTTTAAAGACAATACAGAATTCGCCTTTTCCTCGATTGACTATCCGAACGTAAAGGGGTCTATAGAAGATAAAATTTTAACTATCTGCAAAAAAGAAAAAGCTTCAATCTATTATTCTCTATTCAAAACCCCGTACAATGCAGAAAAATTCCTTAGAAATGACATAAAAGTAAGTAATTTCGTGTCTTATGAAGGGAGGTGCTCGATAATGGACGACTTAATGACAAACCATTCTTACCATCACTTCCTTGAAAAAGAGTGTAATCTTAGGCAGCATGAACAATCACGAGCCTTCGAGCCAACAGAGTAAAGTAAAAATTCGTGGAGATAGAGAGACGGCGAAAAACTTAACTGAAACAAGTAGAAAACTAAAAGCGGCTCCGGATCCAATAAAGAGGCAAATCAAAATAAACCAATTTCCTTGGACTGAAAAACAAAAAGAATTTTTTAGAGTAGCCCTAGACCCCTCAACTAACATAGTCTTTGTCAATGGCCCAGCGGGCACAGCAAAGACTCTTCTTTCTGTATATTGTGGCCTTCAGCTTTTAAACATGAAAGCTACTAACGACATAATGTACTTACGGTCCGCGGTGGAAAGCTCGGACAAAAGCTTGGGATATTTACCCGGTGATGCAAACGAAAAGCTAAGGTTCTACAACCTACCCTTTCTCGACAAGCTGGAGGAACTACTGACAGAAAGTAGCGCTCAAAAACTAGAAGAACAAAAAAGAGTTTCTATGTTTCCCGTAAATTTTGCTAGGGGTATGAACTGGAAATATAAATGCATTATTCTTGACGAGGCCCAAAACAGCTCTATAAAAGAAATTATAACCGTGCTTACTAGAATGGGAGAGGGATGCAGGTGTTTCGTCTTGGCCGACCCAATGCAGACCGACCTAAAAAATGGAAACGCACAAGGAGGGTTCGAGGGACTATCACACATTTTTTCTGACGAAGAAAGCGTAAACATGGGCGTATACTCGTTCAGCTTTTCAGAAGAAGACATCATGAGGTCAGAGTTGGTTAAATTTTTAATCAAGAAGCTTAGAAGCTTTGCGGAGGAAGAATAACAATGCACCCAGTCTTAAGAAAGGAATTCGAAAACCTTAAGGCTCTATCTAAGAACTCACCACTTGCGATCATAGAGACTCAGATGGAAAACGCAGCCTTTGTTTCTAATGGAGATAGGCTTGTGTGCTTGGTTGTAGAAGAGGCTAAAATCCACAATATGTTATCCTGTTTTAGGGTTAATTTAAAAAAATGGAAATGGGCTGAGGAAGAAGGGTTTAACTTGGAAGACGGAATCCCTGCGGACTTGGGTAGGGAAATTCTCATTAAATTTCAGTCCCCAGCTGAGTATCTAAATTATTTAAATCTTTAAGACTTGTGGTGGTTTTTATCGTGACGCTCTGTCCAGTGATTTTCTTTATTTAACCCATTATTTTTTATATAGAGCTCGGATTCGTGCGCTAGATTGTTTATTTTTCGAAAATATAGAGCGACCTGAGCATTAGGGTTCTTACAGAAAGGAAAGCTTAAAGACATGATTTCTTTTAGTTCTTTTTTCATTTTCGCCTCAATCTTAATTACACCATGAAAGTCATATTTATTTTAAAAAAAAACAAAAACATGGTATAATAATCATATATGAAAAAGTATTGTTTTGATTGCGGAGCAAAGATGGAGTTCTCGGTTAAAGAGAAACCAAAATTTTGCCCGCAGTGTAGAAAACCGCTAGAATCTTCGCTTGGTACTCGCTGCGAAGAGGGCGCGATCGAAGAAGACTTCGATGATGTGACGGCGGTTAACATAGGGGATAACATGCAGGGCTTGGATTTTGACCTAGATAACGAGTCTCTAAAAGTTAAGAAAGACACTCTCCAGTCTCTTATGGGTACGTTAGATAAAGCGAGCGACAAAAATTCGTCATCCGTAGATTTTCCGACCCCCTCAAAAGAAGAGGTCCTAGAACAATACAAAAAAGAGGCCGGAACGTTAAGGGATCATAGGCGTTCTACAGAAAATGAGTAAGAATGAGAAGAAAGACACAACAGCTAGAAAGCTCACATTTGAAGAAAGCATTGGTTTTATTGATCAAGAAATTATTAAAAGAAGGGGCAAGTGGAACCTAACATCACTTCACTGGATGGATTATGATGATGTTTCGCAAATTATAAGAATTCATATACATGAAAAATGGCACTTATATGACGCAAGCAAACCATTGGGCCCTTGGGTAAACAGAATAATTTCTAATCAGATAAAAAACCTTATAAGAAACAATTATGGAAACTTTAGTAGACCATGCTTAAAGTGTGAAGCGGCAAGACCAAACAATGGGTGTGATATATATGATTCTCAATGCGCTGAGTGCCCACTATACGCTAAGTGGGAAAAAACTAAAAAATCAGCTTATGAGATTAAAATTCCCCTAGCCTTGGAAGATCACGCACACGAAGTAAGCCCGGTTGGTTTTGAAGATAATATAAACTTAAATAAGTTTGCCGCGAATTTACATAAAAAAATGAAGACCAACCTAAAGTCAAACGAATGGATTGTTTACAAAGGGTTATTTATTGACAATAAGACGGAAGAAGAAGTGGCAAAAAAAATGGGGTTCAAATCAAACGAGAAAAATAGAACCCCCGGTTATAAACAAATTAAAAATTTAAGAAAAAAAATTATAGAAAAGGTCAAAAAATGCTTAAAAAGGGATGAGGTAGACTACTTATGAAAATACACGATAAATTAGCTAATGGAATATATCTTGGAGCTTCAGCAATTCCGGGCGCTGGAGTAGGGGTATTCACGGGGGTCCCAATTGGAGCAGGAACACCCACGTGCGAATACAAGGGAGAAACATTCGATAGCTTGGATGTTCCTCGCCAACGATACGAATATACGCGGCAAAGCGGGTTCTCAACCCCACATCTTATATATACGCAGGCCCATCCGCCGTCAGGATTATACATAGAATCGCACCCCGCTCTTTGTAAGGCGGAAATGGGGTTAGGCTGTTTTGTAAATGACGCAAGAAATCACACCAACAGAGAAAAAGCCCTCGAAGAAAAGCAAGACCCGCAGGAGAAGCTAAACATGTCAATAGAAGCGGGGTACAATTGTACTTATTTCATAGTTCCAAATGAGCCTGTTATTTATTTAACAGCGATAAGGAACATAGAGGCCGGGGAAGAGCTGCTTGTAAATTATGGAGATAAGTACTGGGGCCCCTTTGCTGAGGCGGAGGAAGTGCAAAAAAAAAGGGAAGAAGCCCTGCGGGAAAAAGAACAAGGGGAAAAAACAGAACAAAAAAGCGAAAAAGAAAGCCTAGAAGAAAAAGAAAATGAGCTCGTCTCAACATAATTCCTTAGACTCGGAGCAGAAGGAAAAAGTTCTTAACGAGTGGAACTCTAGGTTAGAAAATCCTCCTGCTTTATTAGAGTTAATAAGGATAGCTTACCCCGGTAGACCAGATCTAGACGGCAGGAGCAAAGAGGGTAGAGAAATTAAAGCGTTTCTTGCAACAAGAAAAATAAAAGCTCACGGCGCTCACGAATACCAAGCTAAAGAAAAAATAAACCTCACAGAAGAACAAAAACAATTCGTAGAAAGCAATGCTTCCATGATGAACGGAAGAGAGATGGCTTGCGTTATATTCGCCGATAACGAGCTTACGAATCTCCATCAAGAAGTTCGGTCTGTGAACGACCACATAAAATCTTTAGACTTAGAGCCATACGAAAACCCTAATGAGGTTCCCAATTCGCAATATAAGCCGCCAAAAACGTTTGACAGAACCGTTAATACGGTAAATAAATATGTTAATAACGAAATCAATAAAAACAAAATCACGAGCTCTGTTAAAAAGAATATCGATTCTTTGATAAATTATTTAAGTACTTACAGATTTAGTCATCAAATTAATACCTACTCATCACAAACAGACAGAGAGCTGTTCGAAAGCAGCTTCGTAAGGTATACTCACGACAAGCCAGATTTATCTCAAGAAGAGGTAGACCAATACATAGTCCTTTCTACAGAAGTTATTATTGCTGCCAGCATCCAAAGAAGGACAGAAAGACTTCAGACGTTACTTGATACGGCGGCAGAAGACACGGAAGGAAGGCGTATCGCCATGGCTCTTGTAGATGCCATCAGCTCCGCTCAGACAGAGTACAACCAATGTATCAACAGGCAACAAAAACTGCTGGACTCCTTAAAGCAAAAAAGAAGTGACGTACTTAAAAACAAAATCAAGGAAAACGCAAGCGTACTAAACCTTGTTCAACTATGGAAAGAGGAAGAGTCTAGAAAAAAACTGATACAGCTGGCAAACATAAGAAAGAAAGCCGTGTCAGAAGAAATGGAAAACCTAACTGACATGGACGAAATTAAATGCAGAATTATGGGGCTAAGCAAGGGGGAGGTTCTAGATGAGTAGTGTTATTGTCCCAGACCCAACTTGTCAAGCTTGCCAAAAACAATTCGAAACTCACAGGCAATTGCACGCCCATCTCAAGGCTCACGATTTAAGGGTTGTGGGATATTATCAAAAATATTTCCCAAGGCATGATCTCCGTGATAATAAGATTATTAAGTATAAAAGCTTAGAGCAATATTTTTCAACTGACTTTAACTCTAGAACCAACCTCCGTCTTTGGCTTAAATCAGCGACAAAAGAAGAAGCGGTAACTTACTGCAAAAACATTCTATTAAAAAGAAAAAACGACAAGGGGCTTGTCTACACCCCAACACAAGTAGAGCTTAGAACAATACTTTCGCCGCCCATTCAGTATCTACGAGAGATTTTAGACGGGTATTATAAGGTATGCGAAGAAATGGGGTTCAAAAACAAATATCAATTACCGACAGAAATAGTTGAAGGCAAGGAATACGCAAAGCCGCAATATTCTATACATATAGACACAAGAGAACAGCTTCCCTTAAAGTTTGATGATTACACCACTAGGTCCACGACGCTATCAGTGGGGGACTATACTTTTAGTGAACCGAAATTAACATGCAACTGCTATATAGAAAGAAAGTCTTTGGCTGATTTTATTTCTACCATGAGTGTTAAAAATTTAGAAAGATTTGAAAAAGAAATAACAAGAGCAAAAGAAGAAGATATTAATTTAATTGTTTTAATTGAGGATACATTAAGCCACGCCGTCAGCTTTAAATTTTTGCCGCATATATCTAAAAAAATAAAAGCAACGCCAGAGTATATATTTCACAACGTAAGAGAACTAATACAAAAATACCCACACATTCAATTCCTCTTTGTCGGAGGAAGGAAAGAAGCCAAAAGGGTTATTAAAAAAATATTCTTTAGTGGGTGCATATATAAAAAAATAGATCTTCAATACGCGTACGATACGAAAGTTTTATAATGTGGTACTGCCCTGAAAAATACGAAACAGAGCCGGAAAACATCAATAAAAAGATGCTTGAATTGGAAGGCTTTTTATCTGATAGAGAAGCTAAAATAACTTTAGCAAGGTTTATGCAAGCCAATCTAGGTTTCACCACCGAGTTGATATCAGGAATTAAGCTTGCGACATATCAAGAAGTGACTCTTCGCGGTATGATGAATAGAAATTTTACGATGTGTGTGTGGGGCCGTGGTTGCGGTAAAACTTTTATAGCTTCGGTTTTTTGCTTTCTCCAGTGCATATTTAACCCCGGGACCAAGATACTTGTTGCTGGACCAACATTTCGTACTGCAAGATTTATATTTAGCAATTTAGAGAAAATGGTAGAATCAAAAGGTGCAGAATTGCTAGCTCAATGTTTCGGCGCAAAAATAAAACGTAATGACCAATTCGAGTGGTCTATCAACGGGGGAACCATAACAGCCATTCCCCTTAACGGAGAAAAGATCCGTGGTTTTCGCGCTAATGTCCTTTTGTTAGATGAGTACCTTTTGTTACCAGAAGACTTAATCAATACGGTTCTTATGCCATTCTTGGTAGCGCCTCAAAACATGAAAGAGCGTATTGAAATTAGAGAAACGGAAGATAAGCTAATTGAATCGGGCCACATGACAGAAGAGGAAAGAATGATATTTGATAATGATTCAAAAATGATTGCCCTGTCCTCGGCGTCATACACATTTGAAAATTTGTACAGAACTTACAAAGATTGGGGGAATCATATTTACGACGATAAAAAAAGCAATTCCTCGTATTTCATTTCGCAGATGGGGTACGAAGCATTACCCGAGCATATGATTGATCAAACTATTATTGAGGCCGCCCAAGACGGAGGAACTTCCAACGCTTCTTTTCAGCGGGAATACTGCGCTATGTTTACGGACGGAAGCGATAGTTATTTTAGCGCTATCAAAATGCATGCATGCACTATTCCAGACGGAGAAGAACCAACAACCTTAATAAAGGGGCGTCCAGATAAAAAATATGTAGTAGGCATTGACCCTAACATGAGCGATAGCCCAAGCGCTGACTTTTTCGGTATAGCTATAATGGAAATTGACGAAGAAAAAGAAACCTCCACGCTGGTGCATAATTACGCTGGTCTAGGTAATTTAAATAAACACGTACAATATCTTTATTACATACTAGAAAACTTTGATCCAGTTTTTATTTCCGTTGATAATGCTGGGTCAGACATGTTTCTTGACGCGGCTAACAACTCTAAACTTTTCTTAGATAATAGAATTAATTTAAAAACAATTGAATTCGACTCTAACAAAGAAGGGGTAGATTATACCAAACAAGTGAGAGATCTTAAAAGAGCATATAATAAAGAAAATAGGCAAATAGCATTTAACCAAGTCTTCTCTAGCGATTGGATAAGGAAAGCTAACGAGCTTCTTCAGGCTAATATTGATTATAAAAAAATATGGTTTAGTTCTAAAACCACAGCTAATGGCTCCGAATTCGACAAACAAAGCACTTACAAAATTAATTTAAAGCAAGTTGGCGAAGATAATTTGGGAATGTTCATAGAAACTCAAGATGATCTAGTATACCAAGTTAAAAGGCAATGCGCGTTAGTAGAGGTAAAAACCACGGCAAGGGGAACGCAAACATTTGACCTGCCGCAGCATTTAAAGCGAAATACCAGCGCGGGCAGAGCAAGAAAAGATAATTATACTGCATTATTACTTGCAAACTGGGCGACAAAATGTTACTTTGATATGCAAAATTATAAGTTGAACGAAGGAACTGCGACATTTACCCCAAGAATGGTGTAATGTAAAATAAGATTTAATTAAAAAAAATAGGCTAAAAAAAACTAAAATGAAGGAAAAAAAAGAAACCTCCAAAAGCGCTGCCCCCAAAAAGCCAAGAAAGCCAAGGGCATCCACAAAAAAGGAGCAGCACGCCGTTGAGCCATTAATGACATCAACGGCGTCATACACGTATGAATCTGTCTCTCATACGGACTCAGGAGTTTCAACCTACAGGAGAAATAAATCGGGCAACATAGAAAGGACCGACAAATTTTCAAATATTGAGAAAGGTCTTATTCCGTTTAAAACCTACACTGGATCAGGACAGAGCGGAATTTCTATTAGGGACGCTATAATTTTATGCCAAAAAGCGTATTACAATTTCTCTGTATTTAGGAATACAATTGACTTGATGACAGAGTTTTCTTCGAGTGATATTTATTTTGAGGGAGGAAGCAAGAAGTCCCAAAAGTTTTTCGAATCTCTTTTTAAAAAGATAAATGTTTTTGATTTGCAAGATAGATTTTTTAGAGAGTATTACAGGTCGGGAAATGTTTTCTTCTACAGGTTTGACGCAAAGCTGAAGCCCGCTGACATCAAAAAGATAAGTCAAACATTTGGCGCAAAAGCTAAAACCGTAAAGATTCCATTTAGATATGTAATTTTAAATCCAGCAGATATACAAATATCAGGTTCGTTAAATTTTAGCCAAGCAAGAAAATATCACAAAGTACTTACTGACTACGAACTGGAGAGGGTAAGAAATCCCAAGACAGAAGAAGATAAAGAAATATACGACGCGCTTGATCCTGCTACAAAAAAGAAAATTAAAGGCAGCCCCCTTTCTAACGCGGTCCTTATGCTTCTAGACGCAGATAGATTTCACGCGGTATTCTACAAGAAACAAGACTACGAACCCTTTAGTGTCCCCATGGGGTATCCAGTTCTTGAAGACATAAACCATAAGGCTGAACTAAAAAGAATGGATATGGCCATAACAAGAACCGTTCAGCAAGCTATTCTTCTTGTTACCATGGGGACAGAGCCAGACAAGGGTGGAATAAATCAAGAAAATCTGCTAAAAATGCAAAACCTTTTCGAGAACCAATCCGTGGGAAGAGTCCTCATAGCAGATTACACTACTGATGCTAAATTTGTAATACCACAAATTGGAGATATTTTAGACCCCAAAAAGTACGATGTTGTAAACGCTGATATTAATTCTGGATTAAACAATATGCTTACCGGCGTTGATACAGGGGGGGAAAAATTTGCCAATATATCCTCAAAGGTTGAAGTTTTTATAGCAAGGTTAAGACAGGCTAGATTATCTTTTTTAAATGATTTCCTTACACCTGAAATAAAAAGAATTTCGAAGTCTCTCGGTTTTAAAAATCATCCTACCCCAAAATTAAACGAGGTTCTCTTAAGAGACAATACAGAAAAATACAGGGTCTACACTCGCATGGCCGAACTAGGACTGTTAACTCCAGAAGAGCTTTTCGAGGCTCTCGATACAAACAGATTACCGAACAAAGAAACCTCAATGGATTCGCAAAGGAAATATTTAAACGACAGAGATGAGGGGCTTTACTTTCCGCTGGTTGGTGGATCACCCGTAGAGAACCCGGCCATGGAGGGTTGGGTGCCTCAAGAAATCGCCCACCCAGAGCTACAAAAAACAAGCACACCCGCCCCGAACAAAGAAGCTGCGCCAAAAAATACTGGCCCCAAAAAAAGCCAAACAACTTCCCCCAACGTAGGGAGACCCTCTGGAACCAAGGGAATTCCTCAGAAAGAAAAGGCGGCTGCAGAAGAGAACTTTAGTTTCGAAAGCTTAAAACAAAATATTGTAAAATCTCAAGATTTAGAAAAACTAGTTGAAAAAGAGCTTAGAAAAAAACACAAGAAAACAAGGCTTACTAAAAATCAAAAGGAAGTAGCAACAACAATTAGCCACATAATTATTTGCAACGAAACCCCCGACAAGTGGGGAGAATGTGTGGCAAAATATTGCGAAAAACCAGTAGATCAAAACGCAGAACAAGTTAGACAAGTAGAAGATATCGCCATAAAACATCAATTAGATACTTTTATGGCAAGCATACTATTTCATAGCACAATAGAGAACGAAAAAAATGAGTAGATTTAGACATTCAGGCTTACGAAGTACTCAGTTAAATATAAGGAGGGACTCTGCTTATTTAACGAGCAATGACGGCCTGCTTATCTCCGCTCCAATGTCTCACCAAAATATTGTTATAATGGACGTTTTGGTAATGTCTGGATCTGGGAAATTATGTACTGGCGCCAGCGGAACGGGCGTGCATCTTTGTAACATAAACCAAGGATACAATCACCTCAGGGCTCCTATTTCTGTTCCTAATGGCCAAGCTGTTTATACGGATGTTTTGGGGGGAGACGTAACGGTTACCTACGCTATTGGGCCTAATTTCTCCGAGACAGCTGGCGCGGGGGGCGGATCAGGAACAACGCAGCCGCCAGCTGGAGCAACCACCACGACAACCACCACGACAACCACCACGACAACCGCTACCCCCAGCTCAATGACAATGACGTGGGCGGCCGCAACCTCTTCTATTACAGAGGAAATTGGCAACCAAATTTTATCCATTACCGTTAACAGAAGTGGTTCTAGTGGCACAGCCACCGTTAATTGGAATACGACCGACGGAACCGCGACTTCAGCTGGATCACAAGCAGATTACGTAGATCCTCAGGCCGGCGCAAACCCGGCTGGCCCCATAACTTTCGAAGCGGGAGAAACATCCAAGACTGTGGCTATAGAAATAACAGCGGCGAATTACGGAGGCTGGGATGAAGATGACGAGTTATTTACTGTAACACTTTCAAATCCAAGTTGGTCGGCTGGCTCAGTTACACTACCAAGCCCAATACATACAGTAACCATTGCTAATTTAACGACGACAACACCATCGTCATCTCAGGAGTGTGGAGTGGGGTATAGTTGCGTTTGTTCAGTCTATGCTTGTGGCATGCCATACGATTGGATGAATGGAGAATGGGTCTGGTCTACAACCGGAATTGACAGTCATCCTATTTATCATAGAGAAGACCCCAATAATTCAAATCAATTCGGATTGCTAAACTATAACTCGCCGAATTTCCCCGGTGGTTATGGGTGGAATATTTATTATGATATATGGGATGTCGGCCTACAGGCTTACTTAGGGAAAACAGATCTTCATAAGAACACTGCGGGAGGAGATTGTCCGTATACTGTCTTGGCTGACAACAGGTGGGTTCATGATGCTAACATTTTTGAGTTATCGTCAATTAGCGACACCAGCATAACTTGCCCGACAACCACAACTCTCGCGCCAGAAGCGGAGACGTATTTTGCTTGGAGCACTATAGTCGCTTATTACCTTAATGAAGTGGCTGGGGCTAACGTTGTTCTGACAGTTACCCGATCAGGCAATACCTCTACGGCGGCAACATTAAGTTATACGACGGCTAATATTACTGCTGTAGAGTGGGCCGACTATCTTCCAGCAAGTGGGACACTCAATTTCGCCGCCGATGAAACAAGTAAAACTATTACAGTCGACGCTAAAGCTGACTCTACGATAAATGGCGACGAAACGTTTAAGGTAGTGTTAAGTAGTCCAACTCAAGTAGGCGGTCCTGCCTCTATCATATGGCCTTCCGACGAAAACGGAAGTTGTACGGGTTCCAACTCTTGCGTCAATATGCCAATGGCAACAGAAAATATCATAACCATGATCGAAGCTCATGAGGTTACCGTAGGCTTTACGCTTTCGTCTTCAATAGTTACGGCAGAGGGAAATTCTGGTTCGGTTGTGCACTCCATCAATGTTGAAAGAGACTCAGACCCCACTGGTGTTATTTATGGAGGTACGGTAACTGTTGATTATGCAACAAGTGATGCAACCGCTACCACGGCAAACGGAGATTATGACCATGTTAATGGCACCTTAACTTTTGCTTCTCAAGTTGCTAATCAGGTCATTGCCGTGACTATAAATGGTGATACAACATTTGAAAATAACGAATATTTCAACGTTACTCTGTCAAACCCAAGCATTAATGTATCCGGGGTAACGGCGAAAATCGTTGGGTCAGCAGTGCATGAAGTGCAAATTACAAATGACGATACTACTACTACTCCCACTCCTCCTACTACGACGACTACAACTACCGCCGCAGCAACGACGACTACAACTACCGCCGCAGCAACGACGACTACAACTACCGCCGCAGCAACGACGACTACAACTACCGCCGCAGCAACGAC